GTATCCAAGTCAAGATCGTTCGGGAATAGATCAGCGCATTCATTCAGGTTGCCGATGACCCAATCAATAAGCCGGGCCTTGTTCTCGGCGCGACATTCGGGGGCCAATGCCTGATAGACCGCAATGACGGATTCGTACTGATTCTTCTGATGGTCAGAGCGTTCCTTCTTGGTCGGCTCAAGGGCTTCAGGCCAGATAGCCTTGAAGGACCGACGGCACTGATGAAACCATTCGTTGTAGCTGGTCTTTGCGTATTCGGGGAATCGTTGCTGTAGGGTCAGGAAGTAATCCGGGGACCACGCAACGTACTGCACGATGTTATCCATCCAGTCGTATATGGGCTTCATTTCGAGCCGGACTGAATCGATATAGCTGTTGATGAGTTTCGCGTCCTCTTCGCCTTCTCCGAAGCCCTGCGCGAGTGAATCATTGGTCAGGAAGGATGCGGGCATATCCAGGGACAGCGCGATATTCTCAAGGATGTTCTTCCGTTGCTCGGCATAGGTCAGGTTATTCAGGTCGAGCGATTCGATGGCCTCGTCGGGCTTGACAGAGATCGTGTTGCCGGTCTGCGCTTGCTTCAGGATATTGAGCCTAAGATTCTGCGCGGATTGCATGGTTCGACTGAGGATGGAGCCCGGCTGATCGATCTTCGCCACGATCACGCCTGACTTAATCATCATCAGGTTGTCGGCAATCATCGACTGGATGAAAGACTGCAACGGGTACAGGGCGCGATTGAAACAGGACCGGCCTACATAGCCCCACGCGCTTACGGTGTAATCCAGATAGACCGGGTTTTCGTGAAGCTGAATGTGCGCCCGGCTTCGGTGATATGGAACACCGGCCACGGCGATGTGCGAATACTTCAAAAAGTCAGGATCATTCGGGTCGAGGATGCCAACAAGCGATCCAGCGGTATTCAGAGGATCAAGCGAGTTGAACTTGATCTTCCCACTCCACAGCTCCTCAGGCGTGATCTCATCCGTGGTCTTTCGGTCATCTTGCGGCATGATCGCCATAAATCCGGGCGAGGCGTTCGCAGTCGGCAATGTAATAGTCGGACTGCATCCGATCCCATACATCGTTGTATCGCTCAATGACGCATTCCGGGGCCTCGGCTACGATGATCTCCCGGCGCTTATACATGGCCCTAGCAATCGGCGCGTCGATGATGCGCTTGCCCAGAGGGTGACTGACATAGATCAGTTTGCAGAGTTCATAGCTCGGAGTTGATCCCGGCTCAATATTCTGCGCTTGCATGATATTCCAAAGCGGTGAACCGTTCGCCAAACCGCCGTATTCAATATCGCCGTTGCTCATGTCAGTAGCCCTTGGTATCGCTTGATGATGACGCTGTATAGCACACTAGAATTTATCACATCGCTTTGCTGTCACTAAGACCCAAAACTATCGAATACGCTGCGGTATCGAGCAAATCATCTGCTCTTTTTGCTGCATCCTTATCGCCAATGCGGAATGATCCAATTTGGGCCATGAGGTGATTTCTTTCGACGCCTTTGTTTTTGGTTCGTTTGTTGTATGCGTATTCGGTGATTTTCACCGATCCTGAAGCGACATGAGGGCTAGCTGACAATGCGCGAGCGTCTTTTCCAAGCATCACCAGTTTCGATTCAATCGGTGTAGCGTTGATGTTGTTGCGTTTGCAGAATTGAAGCAAAACAGAACCGCCCGCTGCGTCTTCAATGAAAATCCCTGCATTGTTCTGAACTCCCAAGGTGGATTGATATTCCTTGGATAGCTCTTCTAATCGAGCATGGACGCTAGGAATCCACTCTAGCATCGAGTATGCCTCGATTTGGATCAATTCCCAATCAAGCCAATAAACCTTCGGCTTTTGGTCTTCGAACATGTAGCCCGGCTGTAAGGCGCAATAGAGAACCGCTGTTGAATCGTTATCGGTTCCTGTCTTAACGGCGCAATCAATGACTGCATAAACATTCCCAAAAATTCGGAACGGGCAAGGAATGGGCTTTCCATTTTCCAGAAAATCCTCAAGCCTAAAGAGAGCTGCACCAGAGAAATCAACCCATTCAGCAAGGTATTCTTGAGCGAACACCATTGGATTCGTGGTCTCGCGTAGCTTTTCTATTTCGTCTGAAGGCATGTATGGATTGTTTATGGTCGGGGCGTAATACTCCGAAAATCCATATTCTGGCAGATTGCATATGCGCCAGAAAAAATTGTCTTCATTGATGCCATCTGGCGTTGATGTGGCGATACATTCGCCTTTGAAGTCTAGCAAGGTGGGCTTAATTGCTTTTTCCCAGATGCCCATCATGGTGGATTCTTTGGCAAATGCGATCTCATCCAAAACGACCAGATGATAACGTCGAGATCGACCGGCGTATTCATTGTCAGTTGACCAGAAATCAATTCTGCCTCCGGTCGTAAGTCGAATCACGCCTTCCATTTTGCTGGCCCTCGCCACGATAGGTCGAAGGCGATCCACCATTTCCTCATACGATTCGCCAAGGATTTTGAATGATGGAGCGAAGAATCCTACAGATTGTCCTCTGATTGCTCTATCGCACATGATGGCGATAGACATGAGCGTTTTTCCCCAACCTAACGACGACCACAACGGATCGCCTTGAACCTCCCCGGCATTTGATATGCCGCTATCTGGTCTGCATGAAGGACAGGGAGATCAATCGTTATCGCTTCTTGTTGACTCTTGCGTGACATCAAATGACGGGAATCCACCCGTTATGCGTATTTCCTGAATGTTCTTGCTATCTTCTCGGGATTCCTTCTGATCTAGCCATTGTTTTCCAAGCCAAATCATCATCTGGATATTGCCCTTTTCTGCCGCTTCATATTGCCATCGTCGCAATGATTTCCTTCCGGGAGCGGACAATGCCTTTATGTAGTCTTCAACGGTTACGTTATATTCCTCTTTGATTCGTCTTTCCAGAGTGGAATATGAAACGCGCATGATATTCGCAATTTCTTGTGCTGTGCATTGTATTAGGCACATTTCTTCAATTTGAGCCCAATCCTCAGAATCGAATTCTATTTTTGTTTGGAATGGCATCCCACTCCTCCTGTGTTATATCGTCTATTGAATTTCTTAACATTTTGATTCTTTTTTTGTCAAGCTCAGAATGCTTTGGCAGAGAACACCACCAAGTCCAATCGCATCCTTCGTACCATTGCCCAATAACTGCTGGACCGTTGTCTGCTTTAAAAAGTATTTTCGTGCCTTTAGGTGGAAAAATATCATCAAAATGTTTCCACTCTGGCTTGTACTCTGACATATATCTTTCAGGCATTTTTTCTTTGAATCGGATTAAATGTGTGCAGATTTCTTTTTGCTTCTTCTCTAACCGCAATCGCTTCTTCTATCGTTTTAAATCTTCCAAGCCTTAGAGATTTTCCATTAACATCAATTTGCGCTCGCCACTTTTGCGTGAATTTTTCAAAGAAAACGCCAACGTGACCAGATGTGTTGTGTTTTGGAATTTTCATGTTCTGCATATTTTGAGCGTGTGTGGCTAATCTCAAATTGCAAAATCTATTGTCTTCCCCATTTCCATTAATGTGATCCAAATCAGATATTGGATAATGACCAGTCACATATAACCAAGCCAACTTGTGTTCCCAATATTTTGTTCCATCAATGTTTATTTTTCTGTGATTTTTGTTATCACTACCTCCGGCTCTACTGCCTTCTGTTATTCTGCCTTTTCTTATTTTCCATACAAATTCCCCAGAATCTTGGTTATAGGAAAGAATGGATTTTAGATATTCTTGAGTAATCAATTGAGTCTCCGTCGAGTTCGTAAAGCAGGGCGAGACTGCTAGGTTACGAATCTAGCGGGATGCCTCCCTGTCTCGCAATAGTGTTTTAGTCTCCCACAGTTTGATTGTCAAGGTTCGGATTTCGTTCAGCGTGTCGGCGTCCAGTTCGCGTTCCCATCGAGCGAGCCAGTCCTGTCGATGTTGCTTCGAGGGTTGGTTGACCAGAAAACGGGCTCGGCAGCAGGGGTTTTTCATCTGGTAGATGGGTTTTTCTTGTTGGCACAGAATGCACGTCATGGGTGGGGGGTTCGCTGTTGACCCCCCACCCTCTGAATCCCGCGCCAGTCGTGGCTTAGAGCGATTTTGGGTGGGGGGTGGTGGGGGGTTGGCGTCAATCTCTATACCCTATGTATTTTCACTATATACCCTATATTTTAAAAAAATCTTTTTTTATAGAAAGCACCTACCACCCTCCACCCTAGACCTTTAATCTTTTATTTATCAATAACTTACTCAGGGTGGGGGGTTGGGTGTAGGGTGGGGGGTCTGTCATGAATTGGGCGGTTCATTGGGCAAACTGCCTTTTGGCTTCACACTAGGCACCTTGATGTATTTTGTGCCGTTTACGGCCTTTTGCCCCATGTGTCTCTTGGCAAGGTAGAGCCCCGCTGATGCCACTTCGCTCGGCGTGGGTCGGTCAATGCCCAGAGAAACAAGCAACATGGAGGCCGTTGACCAATCCCAGAATTCCACTGGTTTGTCCCAGTCCATCATGGTTGCTAGACGTTCATGGATAGGGTTAGATGCGGTGAATGTCTCATTATGTGCATTGAGATTTTCAATTTCATCCCTTTCCAAATAATGACTTTCGCCTTCCCGATATAAATGCAAAACCTCTGCCCATATTTGTTGCATGTTCAGATTATGGGTGTAATTAATCTTTTCGCATTCAATCGTCCAGAATCGTCTATTTCCTGTGGGATCATGCAAAAACTCTTTGGGGTTTACTGATCCGAAAAAAACAGTTCTTCTGGCAAAATGTGAATCCTTTCTCGCATAGGGAAGACGAATCACGTCCAGCTTATTTGTGATGAATGCTTTTAGCTGTGATATTTCGGCTCGTTTGAATGTAGCATCCAGTTCCCCCAATTCAACCAACCAAAACGAACACGCTTGCTTTACTGAGTCCTTGCTCTTGGGGTCAAGCATCAAACCGTCTTTAGTCAGGTCGAGATTTTGAGGAACCAGATTCAAAAACCATTTGGTTTTTCCTAGAGATTGCTCTCCCTGAAGAACCAGAACCCCGGAAGCAGAAACCCCATCAGGAGAAAAAGCGGCTGCAATCGCTGAGATCATCCATTTGCGGATGAGCATCTCCTTGAGATCGTTGTCAGCGTTTCTTTTGCACCAAATGGTGTCATATAACTCAGGAAGTCTTTCCACGCCATCCCAAGGCTTAGATTCAATCCAAGTCACTACGGGGTTGTATTGGTTCTTGTCGGCAAGATAGGTGAGAAACTCGGGCACCTTGGGCGTGGGATAGTTGAATTTGGCGCACTCACTGATGATCCATGAAAGACTCGCGTTGTCCCGGTTGTCGGTTGTGAATCCTTGGCCGGGGATCAGGTAATCTTCGCGCTTTCTGATGATGTCATATCGAACAATGACACCGATTCGATTGAGGATTTCCCTGAGATTCTCGATGGAGGCAAGAGGTTTTCCCTTGACGGTGATATCAATCAAGGGATCAAAATAGTTAATGGTGTCACGCGGCAGGAGTGTTTGGCTTTCTGTTCTTTGAGGCTCTGCCATCCTCGCCTCCGACTTCCTCGCCTCTGCCTTCCTCGGCTCCGGTTTCAAACCCCAATCTTTAGCCAGTTGCTTAACCGCTTTCTTGGCATCGCCGCCATGATCGTTATGGCAGTAGAAATCAAACGGCGAAACGGGCCTTCCTGTTTCATCACTACAAAGCGAATCGCTCGCATGGTGAATCCAGCATCGGTTGTCATCGAAAACCACCACGCCGGGAATCTTGGTTCCTGAGTTGGGCGATAGATACCGCTTGCCGATCCGCTTGTATCCGTATTGGGTGAGCGTCGAATGAATGTCATTTTCTGAGTTATAACGCCCGATGAGATCGCTCCCTTCGTGCGGTGCCGATGCTGTGGGTTTAGGCTTTGGGGCATCTTCTGACCAAGGACAAATGCTCATGGCATTGGCTTTGAATATGTCCCAATTCAGCCAGAAATTGAGAATGTCATCAGGGAGTTCGGTGAGCCCTGCTGATAGCTTGGTGATCCACTTGTAGGGCTTTTTGGTGTCAGGATGGATGGATGGCGCGATAACGTCCTGAACCGCCCCGCCTCTGAGTTCAAAAACCGTGAAGGTTTTCTTATCAGGATTCTCCGGGTCGATTTCCTTCAGCGGCCATGCAATGCTGTGGCGCGAGAGTTCGATACCCTCTGGGGCTCTGAACCAGATTCTGAATCGTTCCGGGTTACCGCACATGGATGGGCAAGCATCCCGAAGAGCGAATATGTCGATGCCGAATTCAGAGAAAATTAGATTGGTCGCGTCAACGTCATCAACGTCGATCGACACGATATTGGATGGCCCGAGAACCGCGCCGATGTTTTGGTTTGGGTTTTTGGTGAAGTATTCTGTGGCCTGATCCGGGTCCGTAAAGTAGCCACCGGGTTTTTGCCATCCTTGTCCTGTGGGGCCTTTGGAGCCTCTAGGGATTGGAACGATAGCCAGTCCATACTCGCTGATGTAGCGAGTGACAATTTCTGCGAGAGTCATGCTCTTACCACCGAAGAAGCCCATCAAAAAAGATGCGGCAGACGCAGATGGTGTGCGCCGTTCGGGAGCTACCCTAGCCGCATCGGGAAGTTTACATCAAGATTTTTTAACGGAATTCCACCACTCTTCTTCTGATGCCCACTCTCTATCCATGTAAATTGTCACAATTCCGCTTGCATGAAGAATTGGATGAACAGAGGCAAGGTCGCCAAACAAATTTTCAGCTGTAATTGGATTGACGTATCCATCTTGGATTTCCCATCCGATGATATCTATTTTCGAATATGCAATCGCTGGATCATGTGTTTCAAGAATGAAAAAACCGGGATTAGCCGGAATGTAAGTGGCCATAAAACCTCCGGGCACAAAAAAGGCCCATTTGCTCAGGATACGGTGAGACTCCCACCCCAAAACGGGCGGGACGCATCCTGAATAAATAAGCCTTCGCCGGGTCTCACGCCGACAGTCATATTATCCTATCAACCTCAACGCATCGTCAACGCTCCACGCGAGCCCTGCTGATCCTCCTTTAAGGTTCACTTGAGCGATAAAATTCTCCTGCTCTCGTGTCACGCGCCCGCCTTTGGCTTTGACTTCGCAAGCAATGAATCGGCCTTCATGAAGTCCGATGATATCGCTCGATCCCTTGCACAGCCCGACATGAAGCCGCCGGGGATTCTTTAGAAGCACATCGCCATTCGCCAGTTGAACGGGTTCACCCACCCACGCAAGGCCCGTGTTTTGTCGCCAGACGGTTGCACCTGATGCGGAAAGGGCTAGGAGGATGCGGTTTTGTAGGTCGTGTTCGTTCACAAATACCCCCTAGCCGCACTAAAATCAGGTTTCGCCCCGGTCCTTGCGGCATAAACGTGCGCCGCCCATCCCGCAGGGTCTTTTAATCCTCGCCGCTTGCCGAGTTCCACCAAGTCTCTAAGCGTTCTTGCGCCTCCTTGCTCCTTTCGCTGTGTTCGACGGATGGACTCAATATCCAACTGTTCAAGATGTCCTTCATGGACCTCAATGACTCGGGGCTTTCCTTGGACGGGCTCACCGCAGGACGGACACTCGGTTGGACCGGGATTGAAGATGGCATAGCATTTCTCACATTGTTTAATTTTCATTTCATCCGGGTCAGCTTTTTTTCGCTTGCCCCTATTTGGATCGCCTTCAAGCGACCATTGACGCTCATCGTCTGGTAGACCATGCCGCGCATAATTCTGGACGTGATCCAGAATAATCAGAAGATCCTTTCCATGCGCCTGACGGAATCCACGCCCATTCCCTTGACACCAGATAATGAGGGATGCCGTTGGCCTGAGCCATTGAACTGCTTCGATGGCGGGAACGTCTACGCCTTCAATCACCAATTCCACATTGGTCAAGACGAGCGTTTCTCCTGATTTCACTCGCGCAAGGATCGCCTGACGTTCTGCGGATGACGTGTTACCGTCAATATGTTCAGCGGTCACACCCGCTTGGTTGTAGGCTTCACAAACGTGTCTGGCATGATTCAGCGTAGCGCAAAACACCACGCATCGTTTGCCATTGGCGTGACGTTTGTAGTGGGCCACTGCATCCCCGGTAATGGAGGGTTTATCCATGATGGCTTCAATTTCTTCAGCCACATAGTCCCCCATGCGCTTCTTCAAGCTGGCCGTTTCAACCGGCTTGCTGATTCCGAAAATGACATACGGACACAGATATCCGTCACGGATCAGGCTGGCAACCGTAGGGCCTTCGACCATTGCCTGAAAGATATCGGATAGCCCTTTGCCATCCGTCCGTTGTGGTGTGGCTGTTAGCCCAACAATTCTTGCGTTCGGATAAGCCTCTAATATTTTTCGATAAGTCTGTGCGGCTGATCGATGCGCCTCATCAATGACAATCAGCCCAGGTTCGGCCACACGGTTCAATCGTCGTACCAATGTTTGCACTGATGCTACCTGTACCGGCAGTTTTGTCATGGATCGCCCTGCCGCAATAACGCCATGCTCAACCTTCTGCTCCCACAATGCCCGACTGGTCTGCGCCAGTAGCGTATCCCGATGAACACAAAATATGGAACTGATGCCCCGACTGGCCGCCGTTGCCATCATGTGAACCGTCAGCGCGGTTTTCCCGGCTCCAGTGGGTGCCACCATCAGGACGGACTGGTGGTCGCGTAGGGATTGGCGGGCCTTGGTGATGAGGTCAGTTTGGTAGGGTCGAAGCTGCATTACATAAATCCCCACTGCTCTGCCATTGCGTCTGCGATGCCTTGATAGGTCGCGGATCTTAATTTACCTCTGTCCGCTGATGGCGATAAATAATGCAGCCGTTCCCTTTGGCTTTTAGGAAATGCCATCATTTCTTGATGCACATCATTGGTTGGCAACAGGGGCCTTAGATTCTTCAGCCACAGGCAGGTCGTTTTCTGTTCGGCGTGACCAAACATATAGGGGTGAATAATCTGGTTGGGTTTGCGCCAAATTTTCGACATGATGCACACCGGATTTTCAATTGCAATCTTCGGAATGTCTGCCTTGGCCAGTTTCATAAAAAACGACACACCGGCTTGCTGTCTACCATCCAGACGTTTTTCCTTAAACCATGCGGCACCGCTGACAGCAATATCTGTGCAAGGCGGGTGTGCAATCATCAAGTCCCAAGGGTAATCCAGAACATCCCTCACATCCCCTTGGTAATGTGGTCCTGGCAATTCAGTTGGTAGCAAGTCACAACTCATCGCTTCGTGCCCCCCCCCTGATAAACGCATCCCGAACCACGCCGGAATACTCACAGGCTACTAGAACGCGCATCACTTCCCCTCCAAATACTCACTCAACACCCTGACCCGCTCATGCCCCGGATTCTGGAATGATCCTTCGCGGAACTTGTACAGGTAAGTCACCGGAATGCCGGTACGCTTCGACACCACGTCCAAACGTCTGTCTTCCAGACGCCTTCGTATTTCATCAATAGTCAACATTTTTTATCCTCTTGGTTGAATAGTTGACAGTCTAAATCCGTTCGTTTAGATTGGCAACCACTGGCAAGCGTTGTCAGTTTAACCAACCATCAGGAGTAGATAATGATTATCGAAGACATGGAAAACGCCGCTTATCACGCGGCTGAAGGCATCAGCAATTCGGGGCTGTCCTTGATTGCTCGATCCCCGGCTCATTACAAGTTCAAGCCACCGTCTGAAGCCACCCGATCTATGGAGATGGGTACTGCGATTCACACGGCGATCTTGGAGCCTGATCGATTTGCGTCCCATTACGTTCTATTGAAGAACATCACTGATCGTCGTTCATCGGCTTACAAGGATGCTTGCAAAATCCATACGTCCGAACGTGTCCTCACTGGCACTGAAGCTGACAAAGTTCAGGGCATGGCTGAATCTATTTTGGGCAACCCCCACGCTCAGGCATTGATCGCACATTCCGAAGCCCGTAAGGAATTATCGGTATTTACCCAAGACCCGGAAACAGGTGTCACAGTGAAGTGCCGGTTTGACCTGATGACTCCGGGCAAGGCGCTTGATCTTAAAAAGACACAGGACGCCCGTCCTGAAGCATTTGCCAAGTCTGTAGCCAATTATCGCTACATGGTTCAAGCGGCTTTTTACAGCGATGTTTGGGAATGGGAAACCGGCGAAAAGCTGGATGCTTTTGGTTTCCTGTGCGTCGAGGAAGAAATGCCTCACGCATCGGCTATCTATGTTCTGGATGACGAAGCAATGGACTACGGCAGGAAGCTGTATCGGCGTGATTTAAATCGCTACGCTGAATGCGTCGAATCAGGTCACTGGCCATCTATTGATTCCGCGCCTCAAGTTCTGGCGTTGCCGCAGTGGATTTATAAGGAGGCGGTATGACTATCCAATACGAATCCGTTCAATACGAACCCGTTCAATACGAACCTCAGCCAAACGCCGTAGTCGATGCAGGGCGTGACTATCTTGTCACCATCAAAGCCATCGTTGATTCACACATCCTGCCCCCGGCAACGAACGTGGAATTAGCCGGTGCGCTAGGTGGACTGAGTAGCATCGTTGATCTGTATGAAACCTTGTATCACGATTATTGGAGGTCTCAGTATGAGCAATGCAATCGCTGAAGTCCGTTCCCAGTTGATGACGATGGGCAGTGAGTTCGGCAAGGTATTGCCCGATCACGTCACTATCGAAAAGTTCCAGCGGGTCACGCTAACCGCTTTACAGCGCAGTCCTGATCTTCTGGCGTGTGACAGGAAGTCACTGTTTGAATCCGTCATGGCTTGCGCTCAGGATGGCTTGATCCCGGATGGCCGGGAAGCCGCATTAACCAAGTTCGGTAACAAGGTGGCTTATCTTCCGATGGTGGCCGGTATCTTGAAAAAGGTACGCCAGTCCGGGGAGCTGTCAACGATCACCGCTCAGGTGGTTTATGAGGCCGACCAGTTCCGCTATTGGATTGATGACCAAGGCGAACACCTTGACCATCACCCGGAGATCATTGGCGATCCGGGGCAACCCAAAGCGGTCTACGCAATGGCGCGGACTACGGATGGTGGCGTATACATCGAAGTCCTGCGGATGGCCGATATCCAGAAAATTCGATCCGCATCAAGGGGCGGCACGATCTGGAATCAATGGCAGGATCAGATGATGAAGAAATCGGCTATCCGTCGATTAGCCAAGCGTTTGCCTATGTCTACCGATGTGGAATCCGTCATCAGTCGCGATGACCAGTTCTATCCCTATCAGGACACGCCCAAGCAAGCGACCAAGGCTGTTGAGGCCCTGACTGTCACCAAGGCCGATATTGTCGATCCCGACACGGGAGAGGTGACGGAGATTAATGTTGTAAAGACTGAAGAGACCAATCAAGAGACCACAGAAGGAGAATTGTTTTAATGAATAAGCTATACGACCTCGCCGTTAAGACTGGCGAATACACCGACCGCAGCGGAAACACCAAGGGCCGTTACGAAAATATCGGGGCTGTCATGGAGAAGGACGGGAACAAATTCCTGTTCATCAAAAAGACGTTCAACCCGGCGGGCGTTCCATCCCGCGATGGGAGCGAGTCCATCATCGTGTCGATGTTCAAACCGCGTGAGGATGAGCCACAGCAACAGCCCCCGGCTCAAACGCAACATCATCAGCAGAAATCGAATGGGTATGCGCCGGTAGAAGATATACCGTTCTGATCTACGCGCCCCGTCAGAGATGGACGTAAAACGCTGCCCCCACTGCCGCCAGGATTTACCCCTGACGGCTTTCCATATCAACCATGCGCGGAGGAACTCGTATCAGTCATGGTGCAAACAATGCAAGGCTGATTCGCTCAGGGATTCAAGATTGTTACGTGGTGATGCGCCTGAATCGGTCAGGGTCATGCCGCAATGGGGCGAATTCCGCTGGAATGCCAAGCTCACGAAGGCCGATGTGATCCTGATCCGTGGTCTCCTTCCGTGGCTGTCCTGCGCGGAGATCGCCCGGAAGTTTGACGTAAGCCGCCAGTGCATCAGCGATATCAAACACGGTTATTCGTGGTATCGTTTGCGCTGACAATAGTTTTCATTTTCTCTCCATCCTTTTCCCGCCACCCCCCCGGCGGGATTTTTTTTGCTTAAAAATGTTGACAGTTAGATTTTGAGGGTTAATAATTCACCCATGCCCCGGTTGTTGGGGCCTTAACTGGAGAGATGAGATGAAATTTGAAGCTGGCAAGACCTACACCGCCCGTTCTGTCTGCGATTCTGCGACTGTCGTTTCAGTTGAAGTTATTAGCCGCACTGCAAAAACCATCAAGGCCAAGACCTGCTTTGGCATCAAGTCACTGCGCATATCGGATTGGGATGGGATTGAAATGGTCAAGCCGTGGGGTTCTTATTCTATGGCTCCAATTGTCAGGGCAAAATAAAAATGAATGACCTCGACACCCCAGACACCAAGCCCGGATACTGTCCGGTTTGCGCTAGACCCGCAACCATTTGGAACGTCATACCTCGCACTTGGGAATGTACCTACTGCAATTGGTCAGGCCGCATTACCGACCAGACGCCATTCATAAAATTAGGAGAGACAAAATGAAAACAATCGACAAATTCGGATCGTGGATTCTTGACACCAAGGCAGGGCTAATCTTTGGACTGCTAGTCATCATCACTGGAGCCAGCATTGTTTCTTACAAAGCCCTTACCGGCCCCAAGAGCGTCACCAAACGGCTTCCGAGTTCACTTGCGTCGATGCTGAACCCTTTGGCATATCGACGCGTTGCACGGCTTATGCGAGGGTGCGGTGATGACCAAGGATCAAGTCATGGAAATCGCCAAAGTCACCGCAGGAGCGCACTGGATGGATGAGGCACACGTTCAGCGGTTTGCGGTTTCAATTCGGACTTTAGCTCTGCATGAAGCGGCGCATTTGGCTGAATATAAGATGCACCCATCTTATGGGGAGTGTGCGAATTGCATTCGTGAATTAGCCTTGGAGGATTTGTAATGCCAACCCTAACCATCCCCCTCAATGACGTACCCGTCGAAGTTGAATTTGATTTCACCAAAGGCTACCCCGCCACATGGGACGATCCCGGCTGTGATGATGAAGCGGATATCACGGCAGTCATCTACAAGGGCGTTGATGTGTTGCCGCTGATTAACGAAGACGATATGGATGGCCTGTATGACTACATTTACAGCTATAAAGGTGATGACGATGTATAAATTCCTGCTCGCCGTAATCCTCTTCACCGCCTACGCCTACGTCAGCAATCAGGATTACGAAGACGCGATGGCCGCCCAGGAGATTCAGAAGTGAGTTCCCATGGCGATCGCTTCACGGATCGGGATCGGAATTCTCGGGCGAATAAGCCAGCCGATCATCCACCACCGTGTGATGCTTGTTTCAGGCAATCCGAATGCCGCGAGGAATGCGCCAGCTATCGCACATGGGAAGAACACGGCGTTTAACGATTATGGCCCCGGTACACATGAACCCTGCGATCAGGACTCTAGTGGACGGTAGCAACGGGGCCTCCCTTACAGTAAGACCATGAACAAAACCTATCTCGGAGACAGCGTTTACATTGAGTTAACCAATGGCGTTCTGAAGCTGACCACAGAGAATGGTGGCGATCCTTCAAACACCATTTACCTCGACTTCGATGTGTACGTTGAAATGATGCACTACATCCGGGATACCTGTTTTTCACCTGATACGCGGGGGATGACCAAGCAATGAGCGTTTTGCAGGAGTTTAAGGACTGGTGGGACTCCCTGCCAATGGATTCAAGGATGAGGATGAATGCGTCCGATTGTGAGTTCGTATGGCTTACGCGGGAGCGTGAAATTAGAAGATTGAAACTTGAAATTAAAGAACTGCGTTTTGAATTAAGAGAGAAGAGCAATGACAACACCAATGACACCACAGAATGAACCCGTTTACACCTTCGACCTGTTTCAGCAACAGGCCCTTAGAACGGCCAAGGAAGTTCACACCGACGAAGAAATCGGAATGGAGATCATCCATGCCGCCTTGGGCATCGCGTCAGAGGCCGGAGAGCTTGCTACGTCCGTGAAACGATGGGTGGCTTACGGCCAACCGCTGGACGTTGAAAACATCATCGAGGAAGCCGGAGATTGTCTCTGGTTCATTGCCATGTTGATGTGGCGCTTGAACCTTCCGATGGAGGCCCCGGCGCTGTCCTGCATTGCCAAGCTGTATCAGCGTTTTCCGGAGAAATTTACCGAAGCTGATGCCATCGCTCGGGCCGACAAGGTGACCCAATGAAATCCCTTGCCGCGATCCTGATCGTCTTTGCCATCGTGGTGTTCTTTGTGGAGTTCATTATCACAGGGGTGGGGAGGGAGGAATGACCCAAGAAGCCAGAACGTGGATTCTATTGTTATTTTCCACAATTCACGCATCGACAGACCATATATTGTTTGCCTCTATATGGGCTGTTCTTGCCATTTTGAGCTTGATTGCTCAGTGGAGGGAGGAACACGGAGCATGAACGCACCGAAGAAGATTTGGGTCGATGGAGAAATGGTCGGTGAATCTGGTTTTGCCAGTTGTTTTGATGAGCCAATGGGAGGTGGGTATACCGCTTACGTACGAGCCGACCTAGTGGATGGGTTGGTAAAGATAATGGAAGATTTTCCCGGCTTTACTGAAGATGCTGCTGTAGGTGACGCATGGGTTGAATCATTATGGGCCGCGCTGAAAGCCTTGGAGGAATCCAATGGGAACTAAACACAAACACTACGATGTGATCGTCGCGTGGGCGGCGGGTGAGGAGATTGAGTTTTGGAGTGACGTTAGTGAAGCGTGGGAAACCCTTAGTACCCTTCACGTGCCACCTGCATTTTATGAAGATTACAAATACCGCATCAAACCCAAGCGCGTGAAGAAAGAGGGGTGGGTGAATGTTTATCCCAATGAGGAAGTGTCTTGTTGCGTTTATCCAAGCAAAGAGTCTGCTGATAACTACGCGGGGATCAAGAGAAACGCCTGCATCCGCATCGAATGGGAAGAGGAAGTATGAGCGACAAAGAACTCCTAGAACTCGCGGCGAAAGCGGCGGGGTATGACAAGACAAGAACCTGCATTGATGAATACTTCTGGGTATTAACAGATGGTGATGATTGGCATCCTTGGAACCCCCTAACCGACGATGGTGACGCTCTGCGCCTTGCGGTGAAGTTGGGGTTATTGGTTGACGCAACAAAAGGAATGTTTACTGGGGTTAGGTATTCATCAGAAAACGGGTATGACGTTTGGCTATATGAAAAACATAACGACGACCCCTACGCCGCAACCCGTAGAGCCATCGTGAGAGCCGCCGCTGAGATTGGCAGGGGGATGGAATGAGCGAGAAACAAATAGAAGCTCTGATGGGTTGGGTAAAAGCAACCATAGATGCAAGGATTGAATCAGCCTTTGGCCGAGACAGTTTGCACGAGGACATTGCCGAATACGAATGCAAGAAGGATCTTTATGTGGCGCTTGGTATTTGGGAGGAAGCATGAGTACCGCAACCGAACTGCTGAGACGGGCGCTTGAGGCTTTGCATTTTGATTTATCGGCAAAAGAAAGCGCAAAAGTAACTGAAGATATCCGCGCTTTCCTCGAAGCCGAGCCAGAAGCTGATAAGCCTGTGGCGTGGGGTCATCCAAATACGGCCATCACAGGGAGAAAACAGCCGTTAATGACGGTGAACTTAGAAATCCCAAGCAACGCGCAGTATCCGCAACTCTGGGTTCCTCTCTACCTCCACCCACCCAGACCCGAGCCAGCAAGGAAGCCGATGAGTGATGAAGAAATTGCTGATGCTTTCTACACCAGCACTACGGTTGGGGATAGTCAGTTAGCCGCTTTTGCCGAAGGGTTCCGGCAAGCAGAAAGAAAGCATGAGATTGGCAGGGGGATGGAATGAGCGAAACAAACATCCTCCCCAAACCCGATGGCTTGTATCGACACCACAGCGGTAAGGTCTATCAAGTGCTGGAGGTTGCCAAGATGGAAGCAACCGGAGAGGTGGTGATTGTCTACCGTGAGCGTGGCTCAATAGACAACGTGTGGGTGCGCCCTGCATCCGAATGGTGGGATAAGTTTAAAGAGGTGTTGGCATGAGTACTGCAACCGAACTGCTGAGACGGGCGCTTGATTGGATTGAATACGATCCTGAGTTGGTTGAAGAAATCCGCGCTTTCCTCGAAGGCGAGACAGAAGCGGAGCCTACTGGATATGCTCAAAAGGTAATTGAAGCGTTATATGAAAACGGCGATCCCGTTTCTATTGATGCCGCTGAACTTTTGGAACGGCTAACAGAGAACGTTGAGCCAGAAGCAGATAAGCCTGTAGCGTGGATGAGAACAACGCCTAATGGAGATCAGATAGTAGCGTTTCATAAAACTGATGGGTTTGAACCCCTCTACACCAGACCCTCGCCATCAAGGAAGCCGATGACGGAGGAGGAAATCCGAGAGCTTTGCCCGTTCACCAGACAAGAGTTTGTGACTGGTTTTAATTCTGGCATCCGTTGGGCAGAAAAACACCACAACATCAAATAATGCACCTACACCTTAACAAAACCGCTGATTTAGTGCCCATGACGCTGTTTTTGGCATTTATATTGGCATTCGATCCCAAAATAACGGAAGCCTCATGTCGGAGTCAGACTCAGAAACATCACTTCGATGTGAGGGAAGGCTACCCGCATGGACGCAAGGGATACGTTGTCGATCATGTCTGTGCGCTTGAGTGCGGTGGAATCGATGACCCGGTCAATATGCAATATCAGACCTATGCCGCAGGGAAGGCCAAGGACAAGTGGGAGCGTAAGCCCGAGGGATGCGCTCAGACTTGCACCCCGGAAAATTCCACTTTCGATAGGCGCGTTTTTAACTGCAAAAAAAACCCCGGTGATTAGCCGGGGCTTCTGAAGGAGAGACAGGCGATTTTAAGCCGCCGGAGTCTCTTCTGCTACCTTTTCCGCTACAGCCGCCGCCGCTTCAGTCGGGGCGATATCTTCGGGAGCCGCTACGGCTTCAATGGCTTCGGCCACCGGGGCCACTTCTGCCGCACTACTGGCCAATGAATGGAGGATAGTCTCGAATTCCAGAAACAGGGCAGAAATCCTTTCGTGAATAGTCATAACCGTACTCGCAGTGAATGTTGAAATTGAGATTGTAGATCAAGTCGATGACATTCTTGCTAAGAACATCACTCGGCGTGGTCGTGCAATCTGCGACCCAAGGGTAAGGACTATCGATCCTTGTTTCGAGTCGGTAAGGACACCCGATCAGGAGGCAAGTGACTAAGCCCAAACAAAGCCGCCGCCAATGCCTCAATGGCATATTTCTGATCGTCGGTAAAACTGTAAACCCCAAACGCCGACAACATGAGAAAAATCCCGCGCCATGTCGACGTTTCCGCAAGTCGAGCCCAGAGGTATTCTTTCATCAATTCAACTGACTCCAAGATGTAGTGGTCTGGTTGTAGGCAAAAATCTTGTTGGTTGATTGGTTGAAGTAAAGCGCCGCTGTTCCGGCAGGGTTGGACGTTGGCGTTCCGGTCGGGTTTCCTGCGGCGGCTGGAATCCATAGGAATCCATTGGTCATGTCGGCTGTTCCCTGACTGGTGAACAAGTCACCCCCCGAAAAAAACCAATTCGATACCGTGGCATCACCCATGTTGATGATGATGGTTCCATCGAGAACGCCACCACCTACCACGGTAGGCGTTAAGTTAATCACCCCGGCGGCGTTGTTTACCGTGACCGCAAGCTGTCCTGATCCGGTTGCGCCGTTGCCAGCAATCGTAAACTGCCTTGCGGGGGTTGAACCGTCTGCATTAGTGATCGAGAGGGCCTTGTCAAAGTAACCCTGATTTGGCGTAATGGAGCCAATCACCATGTCATCCATCGTGCCGGTTACGGTCGGAGCAATGGTGACGGTTCCTGACGTGGTGAAATTGACTGAAGTGCTTGCAGATAGCGTTGTAAATTTAGCAGGAGCCGCTGTTTTTGAACCAATGTATACGTTTTCCATGTAGCCAGTGGTCGTAGAACGGATGCTGATAAAACCGTTGTTAGACTGAATACCGAACGAAGTATCAGTAACTTCGATGCTGCCAACCTGATTGCCTTGGTTTCTGAAGTCTATAACGCCGTCAGTGATATCAGAGCCATCCAGCGTTATGCAGCGAGCTTGCGTCCCGTAGTAGTTCGCAAACAGCGTACCCAGACCCAATGATCCGTACTGATCGACAGCGAAGAACGGTCCCGGAGGAAGCCCCGATCCCTGCTGCTGAATGATGAATGAACCATCGGTGTTAAGGAAATATCCACTACCGTCATTGGCTGTGATCGTGTTAAGACCAGCACCCCAGATAATGTCCTCTGCGGTTCCCAGGTTCACCTGAGAGAAAACCGCCGTGTTCGGAGTCGTACCGCCAATGGCCGGAGGGGCCGCAAGGACCGGAGTGACAATCTGATTCGGCGTGGCTTTCGAAGTGGTTCCGCTAGAATCAATCGGAAGAACATTTGCCGCCGGGTCTACGTTGGTGACCGCCGGAAGTGCTGAAATCGTTGTGTCTGTCATTAGCTTGTCACCAAATAAGCACCGGAATCAGTGGTTATGAACTCACCAGAGAGCGTGATGATGAATGATCCGCTAGGCGGTGGCGTTACTGAACGGGCCACTACGCCCGCCCCTCCCACTCCATATTTCGCCGTAACGCCTTGAGCAAGCCCCGAGGTCGTATTAACGTAATCAGATACTGAACCCCCGCCAACCATTAGGCGTTGACTCCCGCCTGAATGATCGTCATGGCAACCGATCCCGTTCCCGCCGTGACGGTGACGCGAATCTGATCCACCGGGAAAGCATAGTTCCCATCGGCGTTGGTCGTTTCAGAGGCAACGTCTGGATGATCGAACCAGTTGGTTCCATCGAACGTGTGCTGAACGGTATACGTCACGGTCCCGGTGGCAATGCACCCGAATCCGATATTGACCCCTGATACAAAGCTATTGACGTTGTAAGTTGTCGATGAGCCTGTGCCGGTCTGGGTAAGAGTGATTGGGAGCATTGTGGCCTCTTAGTGTTAGCCGTTGTCGGGAGTTTTAGGATCGGGAGCCTTGGGATCAGTCGCTTGTTGCTTGATGCTCATGAGTAGCGCGGCCACTTCATTGAAGGGGCGAAGCTCAAGAACCTTAACGACATACTGAAGTTGCTCGGCTGTGAATCTGATTGAGTAGTTCATAGTATTAAGACCAGATCGCGTGGGACGGTTCGGTGGAATACCACCCTTTGTGGTTCAAATTTTCGACCTGTCGAAAGATTTTGTCCATCTGAGCGCCAACTTCCTCCAGGGAATACTTGTTCCGGGCTGTGGATGCAATCGCCCGGCGGTTCAATGAAGGCACGTTTCGAACAGCTTCAAGCCAATCGCCCAAGGTTTTGCATCGATAGCCGTTATATCCATGCACAACGGTCTCTGAGAAGGCTCCAAAGTCAGAAGCGATCAAAGGCGTACCGCAGAGCATCCCTTCGACTCCCGCGCCTCCAAAAGGCTCACAGTAGCGCGTAGGCATCAATAGGGCGTAAGCGTTGCGGAGAAGTTCGGATCGGTCCTTGCCGGTGACAGGCGGCTCGACGGTCATATTGATCGGAGCGTCCTGCATAAAGTGATCCAGCCATTCCTTGTTGCCTTCACCTACCAAGCGAACGGGCATATCAACGTGACGGGCAATCTCCTTGATGTGATGCAGTCCCTTGCAATCGATCAGTCGGCCAAAATAGAGTAGGTACTTCCCATCATCGTAAGAGGGCAACCAATCCTCAATGTCGTACCCCATCGGGCAGACCCATTGATAGTCATTCCCCGCGACCTGTTCCTTGCCTTGATGCCATGACCACCACTGATAGGTTTCATAGACCCGAAGCGGAAACGCGCATTGGGTGTAGCCAATCCCAATCTCTACATGATGAGCATTTGGAAAACGTTGACCCAAATCTGAATGAGTGATGCCAAAAGGATGGCAAATAATATCGCCATCGCGAACGCGCATAGATAGCTCGGGAACCAGTCGTTTACAAAATTCTCGATACAGACTCGAATCCGTTGAAGCGGCCTCATGGGGCTGTTCTTCTTTGTAGAGGGCCTTGAGCCGTTCAAATGTTTCCGCATCCAGAATTTCAACGTGTTCACTTGATTGGGCCTCTGTCCCTGCATTGCTGTATTCGATGACCTCATGACCAAAGGGAAGCATCATCTTCCCAAATCTAACGACGCGACCCGTGAAAGCACAATGTGAAAAATCTGCCGCAGGGATTGTATGAAACAACCCCAATAGGTGTAAACGAGCCATGTTGAACCTCCCTTAGTTCTATTGGCCTGTTAAATACGCTTCCCATACTATATCAATTTGTCCTGATGAGTTTAAACCAAACGCCCACCACTCGAAGTATGACGCCGTTACTTCTCCCAGTATACAACCTACAGCACCACCTGTATTTTCATTTTCACCATTACCAGCATATAAACTTATCACGACGGTTGGTGATTGCGGAAATGCTTGAGAAAAATTAACTCTATTAAATGTTCCTCCAGTGCTAGGATCAGTCGCAATTCTATAAAAATTACTTCCATAAGTAGCGGATGACATCGGAGCACTTGCGCTTCCCTGTTGGGCCTGTCCTACTGCAAATGTGATCGTACCGGAAAGTGCGAAAAATCTTGACGGAACGCTTGTGAATGCTTGAGGGCATACATACACTTGCCCACTATAAATTCCAATACCTTGTGTGGACCCCCCCTGACCACAAATTGCATTTGTCCCAAGTGTTATTGCTGATCCACCATTAATTTGAATAGCTTTGCTTCCAGATGCAACAGCCATTTCATTTCCACCGATGTAGACATTAGATAAGTTTGCCCCTTCAAACTGAATGCCGATGTTCCCATTAACTGTCATCTGATTCCCGGTGATGACAACTTGGGAAAATGAATTAGAACTTGTATTTAATGCAATTGATGATGATGCTGCGGCTTCTAAGCTATTTCCTGAAATAACAAGAATTGAGGTGCTTGGATTCCCAGCGCCTGTCGAATACTGACCAAGGTAGTGATAGGTCGCATTAAGAAATTTATTTCCGATGATTTTCAAACCACCAGAAGAATATTGAGAAATAGTGATCCCGCCGATAGACGACGCAAATGTGCAATTCGTTATGCAAGAATCGCCTGAATCAATGTTATTCGTGTTTTGGATTTGGATAGCAGTCGTATAGTTGTTCCAGTTGCATCCTAAAACAACCCACCCAGAAGCTTTTACAAAATTTAACCCGATTGCCCCGACGATAAATTGGCAATTTGTAATTCTACTATTACCGTTTTCACCAGACGCTGGATTAACAGTTATATAAGATCCACTTGTTCTTTGGGCATTAGATGTAAATACAATGTTCGACACAAAAAACGTTTGAGTAGAACTTATCGTTATTACATCACCTGTTGAGGAACTGGCAACAATAGCACTTGCGTAAAAAGAATCCCCAAGTAAATTTATACCAGTTGTGATAGATAAGCTTGAAACTAAATAACGACCAGCGGGGAAATAAATTGTTCTATTTGGGTTAGAAGTGATT